TTGTGGTTTTGCGTATCCGTTAAGTGAGAGGTCGGTTAAAGCCCAAACTAAAGCATCAAGACGGTCTGGTGAGCCTATCGACCCTAAAGGTTCCCACTGTACCATCTGATCTTCTAAATCATTTAATCCCCGCACATGCTTTACTTTACTTTGTTCGTATAGTGCAGATACAGGTTCAGCCCGTGCCATCTTCCCTCTAGAAGCGTGGACGAGCTTTATAGGAACTGTTTCATCCTCTGTGTGTAGTGTATGGCGTACCATATCACCACCTTGGTTACGTTCAGCTACAATACGATCAGCCATGTGATCTCTATATAACTGTATAGCTTTGGATGCCCATTGTTGTGGTGTATAACGACCAGTGTGGTCTTCTAGCACATAGGCTATCCCATTTACGTCAATTCCTGCTACGACAATACCTGTCATGTCTGATTCTGCATTAGCAGTGACAGCAGGGTCGATGGAAATAACGACACGACTAAGTTGTGGTACTTCGTCTTTCTCAATCTCGCATTTAGCTAAGAGAGTTCTGTTCCATAAAGCACCCGATGCTTCGTCAAGTATTTCGGCATAAAGTTCTTGGCGACCAAGACGTGTACCTTCATAGGTTTTGCGGACTGCATCAAGGAAAGTGTCAGCAAGATTAGCAGCATTATCATACGTACTGCCTGTACTGATCGTCGTCTTTTCATCGTCTAGGATTGTTCTTATTAGTTTTGTAGTCTTGGGGGTAGTAGTCACAAACACTTTAGGGTGTTTACCTAGACGTAGACCAAACATCATCATGTCCCAAGTGTCTTGAGCATTACGCCAAGCACAAAGCTCATCACACCATGCGCTGTAAGCCTGTGGGCCACGAAGACGTTCTGGGTCTTCTGCTGAGAAGAATACGGCTTTACTGCCGTTCTCCCATGTTAAGCTATTGTTCGTGGGAGACCAAACAGGAAAACCAATGTGTTTACCACGATATGTCTCATCACCACTCCAACATACATTTAGAAGACCAGAGTCACCTTCAACCATAACTCTTCGGACATCACCTTTTGTAGGGGCGACACAGTGTACAATCTTGTCACCTGATCTAATCCGATGGCGAACCCACTCTGCACCTGCTCTAGTCTTACCCCAACCACGTCCTGCCAAGGCGACCCATATGTTCCATGAACCTTCAGGCTCCAGTTGCTCAGGTCTAGCCCAAAATCCCCAATCATGTCTTAGCTCTTCCGCTTTCTTTGGGCCTAGCTCTTTCAGAATAGCAGCTACTTCCTCATCAGGAAGGTCTCTTAAGATGTTAGCTGTTATCTTCGCTTGGGGTTGCATCGGGAGATTTCTTTCCTAAGAGGGTAATTAGGGAGTCGATAGCTGATTCGTCTTCGTCGGGGTTCTCTGACTGTTCAACTTCATTCACTGTAGACGTAGGAGACCAACCACCTTTACTACGTAGGAATAGTTCTGCTGCCTTAAAGTCACCGTCAAGGGCTTGTTGTATAACGACAGAACCAACTTGACCTACAATATCAGCTTTAGTGTCAGCTATGTCTTGTCCATAGAGCTTATAGAAGGTAGCTGTAGAGCTAGGGGCATTCTGATACTTTTGTATAGACGCAAGTATATCTTTAACAGACACACCATTACGTATGCCCTCTTTAACCTTCTTGGCTATAACTTCACTATATGGGATTGCTTGGATGCTCATGTTCTTAACGACAGATAAATTGCTTTGTGGCTCTCATCCATCGGCAAAACCATACTCTGCTATACCAGTTGGAAAGTTACGTCTTGGTTGAATGAGAACGACAAAACAATTTAGGAGATTGTCTCTATACATAAGTATTAAACTTATGTCTGTTTTTTCTTTACTAGATAAAGAAGAAAAAACTATATATGCTAAAAACTATAGTTATATACTTAAGTATAGCTTTCTTACTATTATATAAGTGCTTTTTTTGTGGTTTGTAACACACAATTTTAAACTATTTTATAAGTCCTTGTTTTATAACGAATCTTTTTTTGTTGTTTTATAGGTGATTCTTAGGTGGGTAGCCGATGTTATGAACTTTTGTTACAACTTTGTTGCACTTTGTTATATGCGGCAGTTTGACACACCTGAATTAATTTTCTTATGTTATAGATGTAGGGGTGTACCTCCCGCACCGAATCGATTCGTGTATTATACCAAGGGTCCCATCGAATGTCAACACCTAATTACATTTTGTAACAATTCGTGATCAATTTGTCGTTATGTGACAAAAATACAACACTTTGGTATAAAATTAGGGCTTGACAAACATTTTTGCTTGACACTCAAAGCGAATCGGCAGGACTAATACGAATCGTTTGTGATCACAAAAGAATAAACAAGAGTCAAAAACGTGATCACAAAAAAGATATAAACAATTGAATGTGATCACAAATTATAAATCGACAGACAGCCAATATAAGCGCCTTGTGATAGGGCAAAAGAAAAGGCGGGTGTTACCCCGCCCCATTGCTTTAACGCTATTGTATGGCCTTATTTACGGCCTTTTATATGTTAAGCATCCGACAGTTTCATGGATAAGAATCCATCCCTCCGACTCCAGTTTCCATTTTTTGCGTGCAGCTTTGCGCATAGATTCCAAGTTGAATTGATTCCAAGTGACATATTTCATTGTCGTGACTCCTTTCCTAGATAACGCCGCATAGCACCAGAATACTAGCGACAGTATTAGTTTGACAACACTCGCAGAAACCACGAGTCGAGTCTGGTTCCAGTTCTGTCGTATAGTCGCAATCCTTATCCATACATATTGCGGGAACTATAGATTCAAATATTGCCGAATCCATACAATCAAAAGAGTCACTATATCCAAACGACTCCGCTAACACTTGCACTTTATCCATTACACTGACTCCAATTCTCTAATAGTGAATCCCGATTTATCATTCTTTGCTTTCCCTTTTGCTTTTAGTCCTACAATCACATTTGCTTTGTCTAGAAACCTAGCATCCGATTCATCCCCATTGATTACCTTAAAACCAGCATAGGAGTCGGGCAATTCACCAGCAAAGACAGCAGCAACATTGCCGCCAGCTTTTAACACTTTCATACAATCAATCCAGTTCGACTCTGATTTACTAAAAGTAATATGGTAATTGCTAGGCAATAAACCAGCACTAAACTGTAAAGCTTTTTTTGTTATCTTTGTGTAATCATAAGCTTGGATATTGGGGAAAGCATGAACTAAGCTTTTCACTGGCTTGTAGTTTACGGTTAATGCGACAGTGTGGAAAGGGTAGTCACTAGTCGTATTAGGACGCCATGCTGGTATCATGCCAAGCTTGTTTGCCCTAATCTCTAAAGCTTCTAATTCAAACGCCATTAAAGCAACATAAGCTTTGCGCATTGTCATAAAAGCTTTGGTTCTTTCCAGCCTTGCCCTAATCTTTGCTTCTAAATAAATCGGATTGCCAGCAGTATGCAAACAAGCTTCTATACAGCCAGCAGAAGCTTGCGCACAAAGATTCCAGTTCGTGTTGTAATACTTTGCAGCTTCTTTTGCTGGTGAAAGATTGTGTGGTGCTGATAGAACATTCACAAGCTTACTTTTAATAAGCTTTGGGCTGGACTCTGGTTTCCCTAAAGCTGTCGAGAAATTAAAACCAGCAGCTTTTAAATCTCTTTTAGCAGCAGCTTTGCTTTTGTATCCGTTATAAATTGCCATGATTAAGACTCCTCTTTATTTAACTGATACCAAATTAGGAAATTTTCGGCAAAGGTAAGTAAACCGACTCCTACAATTCCATAAGGCGCATTGATATATGCATTGCGATATACTTTCACTAAATCCGCTAAATGTTTTGCGTGATCGGTATGCAATTCGTCTAAATCCAATTCAGATATTGCAGCGCATAATTTCTGATAGTCATAAACCATTATAGCGACTCCCAAAATAGAATTGTTAGAACACTGAACGCTGCGACTGTAGCGCATAGCATTGCGGCAATAGCTTCTGCAGTATCGAAAACAAAAGGCGCAAAGCATACGACAATAAGAGTAAAGCACCATATTAAAAAGGCGGCAGTTTGCATTACAAAGCTTTTCATGATTAGACTCCGATATTGTAAGTTTTAGACATTGCCGCAATTGAAACATTTTTGCGGAATTTGTAATTGCTATAGGATTCAACCAAAGCAAAGATTGTAACAATGGCAAAAGGCCAAACTGTTAAAGAGATTAAAAGCAAAAGAGAAAACATTGTTTCGACTCCGTTTTGTGTTTCTGGAATTACATTGCCTTGATTCGTCGCAAGAGTCCAGCGTTTATTTTGTCGTGACTCCGTATAATATATATACGCTAACAAGCGGAGTCGTTTTTGTCCGTTTTTTGTGTCGTTTTATGGGTTGACACGTCCAGACTGCGGGGAATCACTTTTTCGACCTAGGACACGTAAAAACCGTTTGGGCATTCTGGGGCCATTTTTGAGGGGTTTTTGGGCCTATTGACTCCAGACCTAGAATCGTGGTAGATTCGAATCAGCCCCGAAATTGAGAGACTCGCAGGGGGGAATCCGACTCATTAGTTTAATGATTAAACTATCCCAGTTTATGCATAGCAGCCATGCAAAAATTGCAATTGACACGATTCCTAGCAGCTTTGCCATAATCGAATCAAGAAACAAAAATTCGGATTCTAATTGTACAGATTCCGAACGGAGTCGAACTATGCGAGTCAATCGTAAACAATTGTATACCGAATCACTTGGCTGCAACATTGCTAGCGATTCTGCAAGCGTTAAATTGAGTCAATCGCAAATTCATGCGAATCAGTATGTATTTCAGCCACACTATCCGAAATTCCTTGTCAACTATCCTTTTGTGCCATTGACAGCAAATTTGGATATACGAATCACTACCCGAATCGGTATATATACGAAATATCTTGTCAACCTATACTTTCGTACTATTGACCTATCCTTTGGTATATCGAACCTATCCTTTCGTATTGATTCGGGCAAATTCGGATATACGACTGGAATTTTGGGTAGTACCCCCTCCAGTGGAAATAAGGACATACCCCTCCAGTGGAAATTAAGAGTTGACCCCTCCAGTGGAAATATGGTATTGATTCGTTAGACCCCTACAGTGGAAATTAGGAGACCCAACCGATGGAAAATACTTACACACTAATAGACCATGAATGTGGTAGCACATATTATATGACGTTACCTATGATACTTGAAGAGATCAACAGGGATCGTAGCCCTGAGTGGGAAGAGTATGACGAAACGGACTGGCGTGAAGGTCTAGCAGAGTTCACAACACTAGAGGTAATAGAGGAGTAAGAAAATGGAAACCATCATCAAACAAATCAAAGAGATCGACAGTGACCTACACAATGTTATTTGTCGTGCAGAGAAATGTCGTCAGGATGCTGAACGTGGGATCAACGTAAACCACAGTTCAGATTTCTCGTGGACTAAAGAAGACAAACTTAAGAGCCTGTTTGAATATCTAGAAGATGCCAAAAATGATATTGACCAGTTGAAGGATGACGTGAAGGTCATAAAAGACTACTTGACTAATCTTCTGGATGATGTAGAGTACGAATCAATCAGACAGAAAGCTATAGGAGAATCATAATGGGTAAAGTAAACGCAATGTACCAAGACAAAATAGGAGCAGAATATGAACGTGGGGCGATCAATGCTT